ATACCACCTACAGGAAATAATGAACCCTCGTCAGTTTCTACTTGAACGACCTCTGTATCTAAAGCATTTCCACTTCGAGTAATATCAGATTCTAATTCTGTTTCAATAGCTGTAATTAATTGGTTTCTTGCTGTATCAATATTAGATTCTGCACCTTTGACAAAACCAAGTATAACAAAATCAATAGTACCTATTCTAGTTTTTGCACCACTTCCTAATTCTGAATCATCTCTATTTTCTTCTGATGTTTGTACTATTACTGCTGGATATTGTTGCTCTGATAATTCGTCTAATATAAATGGTTGTCTAGTAGCTTTCTTAATTGTTATTGGACTAGATATACCTGATATAGTTGATAATAAATTACTAGCTATATTTTCTCTTACACTCATATTCTAAACTTTCTTATTTCTTTTTCTACAAATCTGTTGAATTGTTTGTTTATAATCATTTCTGTTCTATTGTTAAAGCCAAAAAATTCTCTTTTCGGTGTTCCTAAAACTTGATTAAATAATGCTTTGTTTCTTTCTTCTGCTCTTGCAAAGCCTAAAGTAATTTTGTGTTTTCCTGTTTTCTTTAATGCTTGATCTGGAGTCAAAGCACCTAACATTTTTCCTGAATAAAATAGATCAACATTTGTTGGTTTTCCCTCTCTTTCTAATGTTTTTAAATAACCCTCTGAATAAGGTGCAAATGGTCTATCTCTAAAATCAATCCCTTTTTTTGTTTTAGTTCTAATGATATTTAATAATTGAAATCCAGCTTGTTTAACACCTTTATCTATTATTCTTGAAAGTCTATCTTCAAACTTATCTAATTTTTTTATAACTTGTTTTGAATTTGAATCTGTTTTTACAACAATACCTTTAGCAAATTGATTTAATCCTCTTTTAATTCTATTGACTTCATTTTGAGGTATTTCTGCTTTTTTAACATCTTTAGAAATTGCTTTTCTAATACCTATCCCTGTAGCAACTCTTTTAAGAATTAAAGGAACAGCCATTATCTAGTCAATCTTCTAAATCCATGTAAAGGTTCTCTCTCGTTTGTTACAATAGTTCCACTTCCATCAGTATCATATTCAACACCATCTTCTAATATCATTCTCCACTCGATATTGTATTGTGCCATATAATATTCTGCCATTCTTTCAAATCTATCTTTTTCTGTTTCTGGTCTAAATTTAGTTAATGCTGGTAATAAAAATCTACCTAAAAATAAATAAACACCAGCACGTTCAAACTGATCTAAATTAACTTTTGTATTAACCATCTCAGCAGTATTTAAAACTGTAATATCTGTGAATACGTTTTGCTTATATACAGGCCACCACTCTACTCTTAACTGTCTAAGAATATCATTTGTAGTTTGAGCAAAGAAATTAACTGCTTCTGTATCTCCAGCCGCTATACCAAAACCAAACGCATCTGGTTGATATTTAGTTACATCAGCCGCTACAATAACATCTGACCCTGTATAGTTAGCCATTAATTACTCCAAATTAGATAAGCAATAATTAAAACAACAGGAATAGAATACATTGGGTTGTTTTTAGCTTTTACCCAAACCCATTTGCTTTTTTTTCTAATCTGTCTCCAAATCAATTCGTTCATCTTTTTTCTTTCTTGTTTTTCTTTTTTTTGGTTTAAGTTCTACAACTTTATCTTCTTTTACAACATCTTGAATAGGTTTAAAACCTCTAAATTCCCATACATTTTTATTTGTTTGATAATCTGAAAAGGGTCTTTCAATTATTTTGTTACCTTTTTGTAATTTAATTTTTTGTAAATTATCTAATTTAAATTTTATCATTTTTTTTCCTATGTTTGTTGCGAGGGTAGTTTCCTACCCTCACAAAGTGTTCAATTATTATTGAACTGAAGAATCGTAATGTAACTCTACACCATATGAATCGTGGATTTCTCCTACGCCATATACTGCTGTTGCTACAATTTCATCTGCTCTTAAACTCGCATCTCTTTGAGTTTCGATTTTTAGACCTTGCATCTCTGCCATAGCTAGTGCATCTCTGTGGAACGCCGCACCTTTGTAGTCTCCAGCATTTCCTGTATTAGAGATATTTGAAGTTTCAAATACTCTCATACCAGCTAATGTTCCTACAAAACCACTTCTTAAAGCTTCATTAGCTAAATCGTTTGCGTTTGAGTTTGCAAATGTATTAGTTAAGTTAGCTTTTAAGTCATAAGCGATTTTAGGGTGTAAGACTACAGCACAATCGTTAAGGTTTAACGCCGCCGCTCTTAGATCAGAAGCCGCTTGAAATACTTTAGCAGTTGTAATAGCTTCTGTTCCATCTCCAATAGCTGTTGAGAAACCATCAAATAATGCTGTCATATCTGTGTCTTGTTTTTTAGCTATTGCTTCTCCAAACAATCTACCAATATCTGCCGCAACATTTCTTGGTGCCGCATTTCTTGCTAAATCTGTTAGAGTAGTCATAACACCAACTTCAGATGCAGTAATTGTAACTGAACTTGGGTCAATAGCTGTGTTAGACAAATCAGTTGCCTCTGAAACAGCCGCCGCTGAAACTGCCGCATAAATCGGAACTTCAACTGCTTTTCCACCGCCTGTAATCGCATAATTTCTTACTAGATTACGCATGATAGATTGTTCTTGAGCAACGAATTGTGCTTCTGCCACTATCTCTGTGTATAGTTCCGATAGCGTAGAACTTGTACTTTCGTTTGCCATTTTATTTACCTATTAAGTTATTTGTTTAAGTTTATTTCTATCGCACCTGAATCTCGTTTCTTACGATATTCTGCATAAGTTTTACGATCTTCTGGTTTCGATAAATCCAAGTCCTGAATATTTAAGGGTTTTACAGTTTTACCACCAACAGCACTCTGACTTCCTGAACCAGACAAAGACCCTTTACGGAAATGTGGGTTGCTATCTAAAAACTCATTGACTCTATCTTCTAAAGTAAAAAGTTCTCCTTTAGCGTTATATCGTACATTAGAATGATTATCAACTACTTCTATACGACCATCATCTGTGTACTTAACCTCATCTTTTAACAAAGCAACAACTTGACTAGGATTGATTGCATTATTTTTAGATGCAATAGAAAGTATTGAATTATCTACTTTTTCTTTTTTGATTTGAGTTTTATATTTCAATACTTCTTGATCTTTTTCTTGTAGTCTTTCTTGCATAATCTTTTCAAGATCAGCTTTTGTTTTAGCTTCTTCTAATTGTTTTTGTTTTAGAATTTCAGCTTTCTGATTTTCTTCTTCTTGAAGTTTCTTTTCGTATTTTCTTTGCTCTGCTTCAAGTCTTGATTTGATTATGTTGTCTAATTGTTCTTGAGTAAAAGTATTTTGTTTTGGTGTTTCTACTTTTACTTCTGTGTTTGTTTCTTGCGTTTGATTTTCTGTTGCTGTTTCTTGAGCAACATTTGTTTGTTCTTCTGACATTGTTTTCTCCTATATTATTAGTTCGCCTTGTTCGTCATACCAATCAGGATTGACGTAAGACCATTGATGACGACAGTTATAACCACCACGAACAACTAAAGGGTCTCCAGCTTTTTTGCCTGACCAACTTCTTGATGTCCATATTTTTCTGACTTCATCAACTGTGAAAAGTCCATCTTTTCGTTTAGGTTTTATTACACCATTTATTACGTTTCTGCAAATCTCTCTTGTTGTAGGTATTACATCTCCATAGTATTTTACAAATGTTAAACCAGCATCTTGAGACTTATTGAAATTTAGTGTTGCATCAAAATCACGCAAAGAATCATTAAGTATTTGGCCAGCATATCGTTTCATATTCTCTCCAGCACGATCTCTAGCAAATTTAGTTTGAAGTGTTTGTACTGCTCTATCAACTGCTGATTGTTGTGATTTCTTAAATTTATTCTCATTTACAAAATTAACTAATCGTTGAATTTCTGGGTCATCTGAACTAGCATAGATGCCATTTATTGTTTGTCTAAGTTCCTTTTCTAATACTGCAAATTCACTTCCTACTAATGTATTCTGATAAACTTTCTCTGATAATCTTCTAGTAAATGTGTTTGATACATCTTTAAACTGAGTAAAGTATTGTTGTTTTAGATTTTGTATTAATGCTAGATCGCCTTTTGTAAGTTCTTGAAACTCTACAGGAATATTACCAATTCTTTTAAATGCTTTTTCTATTCTTTTAGCTTGTTTGTTAAAACCATCTCTAACAACTGTATCTGACCAAGCTAAATATTCTCTTTCAAGAATAGATTTAATTTGTGGCCTGATTGCAATAGCCGCTTGAAGTTCTACTAACTTACCATCTGTTAAAGGTAGTTTTGATGCAGATGCTACTACTTCTCGTTCTATTCTATCTAATGTTGCTATAAGTGATTTGTAATATTCGGCTTCAGCAAGTTCTATTTGCTTGATTCGATAAAAAGTTGCATCTTTTACTATATCCGACATTCATTATATCTGTTCTTGCTCTACTTCTTGATCTTCTTGTGCTGGTTCGTCTTGAGTGAATTGACCTACTTCTGATTGTTGGTCTATCTCATCAAATATTTCATTTAGCTTACTATCATCATCAACAACTGCTCTAGCTATTTCTTTATCAACTTCTTTACTAAATGTTGCAGAGCCAATGTTTAATGCTTTTGCTTGTTGGTAATAAACTAGATCAGCCGCATAATCTCTTATGTTAAATGAATCAGGATAATTAATCTCGCCATCAAATGTTGTATTTTGAAATAGTGCATATAATCTAAATAGTTGTTCTTCAGCTATTTGTAAGTTGTCAGCTTTCTCTGATAGTCTAGCATTTAATAATTCAAATTCTGTTTGTAGTGCAACACCAGATGTTATTCCTGTTTTTTGAGTTCTTACTGCCCCTGTATGTGCAATTCTATTTATAGAATCTACTTTGTTATTTATTGAGTCCATAATCGCAGTTAAGTTTTGTCCAGATGGTTGAAGTAAATATGGTTTTAAGTTTGGTTCTAATTCATCAGGCATTTCAATTACTGCACCAGCACCAGCACTAGCATTTACACTTGGAGTTTTAACTAATGATGGGTGGTTCGTTAATCTGATTAATTGTTCCATCTCTGAATATTCATTGTAGATAGCTTTTTGTAGATCAGCAATATCAGTTAAATCTGATTGGCCAATTCCTCGTTTGTGCGATTTAGAATTGTACAAAATAACTGCTGGTATTTTGCCAATCATATTAGGTACAGTATCTATCAAAGTTGGTTCTGATCTATCATCACTTAAATAAACAGTATCGACTCTATCTAAATACCACATTCGCATATAAGTACCGCCATCTTTATCTACTTCTTCTCTAATCTTTAAATAGTCTAATGTGTACTTACCATTTAATTCTCTTTTGAAATTCCAATCTAAAACATTTTCTGGAGTAACGATTGAAAGATATGGTCTTATTTCTTGATCTAATTCTTCTGCTCTTGTGTTTGTTGTTACACTTGGTTTATCTAAAACCATAAAACAATGACCATAAATTGATGCGTAGTTTTGTGCTTGTTTAATTACTGAGTTTAAATTGTTACCCTCAAGATCAGCGTCTTTTAAGAATGATTCTAAACTAGGTTCATCTTGCATAGAACCAAAATCTCTACTTGGTCTTACACGAAATAAAAATGATGAATAAATTTGAATGATGTTTTTACAATGGTTATCACAAGGAGTATTTGCAAGTCTTTGATTAAATTCGTTATCTAATTCTAAATTATATCTGTTTAGATATTGGC